TGGCATCTGCAAATCTAGCACGGAATTGTTTTGGTCCTTCTACAGGACCCAGTTCACGGATAAACTCATTTTCTAATTGACCCATAGCGTACCAATCTTTCGCTAGAGGACGGTCTTTTGCTACATCAAAAGCACCACGTAAACGTAATAGGCTTTCTGGTTGGTTAGCAAGCTGCTCATACTTAGCTATCGTATCCGCTTTTTTAGGAACGATATCTGTCAGTGTCGTACCAGCTAATTGATAACGTGATGGGTCCGCATAGAAACGTTTTTCAATATCAAAAAACGGTTCATATCTACCCAGATCAATTTCTTTTTGTGCTAATTTACGAGCTTTTTGAACATCAATCGCTTCTGGGCTTAATTGTTTTTGTAAAAACTGTTTGCCTGTTTTTGCATCGGTTGCCATTACAGGAGGTATTACGTCAGGATATACCTCACTCATCTTGAACTTGTCAAAGTTGAATTTTTTAATTGCTTCTTTTACAGCTTTACCTTTTGCATAGCCGACCAGTCCCCCTGTAGCCATAGCCTGAGGCTGTGGTTGTGATTTATTTTTAAGGTAATCAATGTACGCGTTTAGTGCACCCGCGCCCATACCAATTGCTGTGCCACCAATACGTGTAACGGGGTGTGGAATTAACGACGCGGCAGACCCAAGAGCACCAATTGCACCAATACCGGCACCAAGGTAATCACCTTCTGCGCGACGATTGAATGCGTCAGCGCCCTGCATACCGGCGCCGGCGCCGGCAGCGGATTTTAGTAATAGCGGCATCTTACCAGCCGTTGCCTGTGCAATACGGCTAGGTACGGACGAGGCTTTCTGGGCCGCCATTTGATTAGCGGCGCGCATTTGTGCAAAGCGAGCGGCGTCTGCTTCTTTAGCAGCGATCTGCTCCATCGCTGCGGGACCACCTAAGGCACCGCCAGTAATCTTACTGGTTACTTTACCCTTACCAAGAGGACCTTCACGTTTTTTAAATTCTTCAACAACGTTCTCAACCGTTGCCCCAGTGCCAGCACCGTAGCCAGTTTTAGCTGCCCATTTTTGTCCAGGCGATCCAGCTCCAGGTACTGTAGTTGGTGCACCAGTTGGCACACCCTTGGGACCATACGCTGTCTCCAATACCTTACCAGCGACGGGGCCGGCAACGGCGCCAACAGCTCCGGCGGCCATTGGATTACGCATCATGCTCTCGTCACCAGCCTCAAGCATTACCTTGTTTTGCTGTTGAGTTTGCAATTCACGGATATAGTCCGCAATTTGTTGTGCGTCTTCCTTATTACCGGCGGCGTCAGCTTGTTGTAACGCGTCGTATGCTCGTTGTAATTGTGGATCCATTACTTACCTTTTTGGGTATTTGTCTAATAGTGCTGCGCCTGGATGTGACTTGATGTCTGCCTTAGGTGTTGTGCTTGAGGTCACAAAGTTCTTTATGTTTGCCTCATATTCAGATTTAAGTTTTTCGTATTCTGGTGTCTCTTTGTAACGCTCAAAGGATACGTTGGGGTTGCGTTTATTAAACTCTTTGTATGCCACGCCGTTTTGTTTATCAAAGTTAGCGCGAATTTCGTTCCACTTTAAGAAGTCACGGATAGCCTCGGGGGAGTTCTTGACGCTACCGGCTAGCTCACGAATTAATTGACGCTCTGCGTCGGATACGGCGCCTTGACCTTTGAGGTATATCTTAGCCGCATTTAATTGCATTAATGCAAACTCACGGGTTGCCTTTTGTGCGGCGTCAATGTCGGCCTGTGTCGCTCCAGGCATTGCCTTACGCACGGCGGTGCTAATGCCGGTGATGCCTACAGCTCCAAGGTTACCAATGTTAGCCCCCTCTTCAACGGCTCCCAATACGGCAGTTAACACGCCAGGTTTTTGTAAGACACCAAACGCTTTTGGATTAGTTGTCACAAGGTTGTTAATGTATTGTACAGACGCTAAACGATCACTTGCATTTGATCCGGCCTCAACCGTAGCAGCACGATCTTTGGCGATATCTTTACCAGTCTCTTGTAATTCGGTGGTGATGCCCTCTTTACGAATGTCAAGCTCTTCTTTACTGCCAGGAGCAAATCCACCAGCGCCCACTGGAGCCGCTGGCTTAGCTGCGGCAGGAGCGCCAATCTTAGGTAATGGTTGTACTTGTGCAATTGGCTGTGGTCCGGTTGCTGGGCTTGGCGCTGCTGCAACAGGTGCTGGAGCAGGTGCAGCTGGGGCAGGTGCGGGTGCGGGTGCGGGTGCAACGGTAGGTGCTGGAGCAATCCCAGGAGCAGCTGGAGCGGGTGACTTAACAAACGTGCCAGAAGTACCAAATGGGGTTGTCTGCATTGTGCCACCGGGGCCACGTACATCCTCAGGTTTAAAGGCGCCAGCGCCAACAGATTCAGTTAACAGAATTTGTGGCACTAACTTCGGATCAATCATGTTATTTTGTAACATGTAGTTAACTTTTTTAACAATATCTGGATCTTTAGCGTTATTTGCCAAATAGCTTTGAACAGCTTTCATTGCGCCCTGTCGATCGCCAGATTGAGCTTGTACTGTAATAGATTGACGAAGGCCAGGATCTTTAACTAAGCTAAGTAAGCCGCCAGTTTGTGTTGGTGCCGCGACACCACCAGGTTGTGCTTGCGTTTGTGTTGGTGTAGAAAGACCAAGTGCTTTATCAAAGTTACGGGCCTGCTCTTGTCCTACCTTGTACTGTGCTAGATCGCGGCGCATGCCAAACGTGGTGGCGTCAAAGTCTTCGCGCTCTTTAGCACGTCGTGCTAATGATTCGCTGGGACCAGCAACACCGCCGGTCCACCACGCCTGCGCGTCACGCAAGGACTCCATGAAGCCACCTTTTTGCGCCTCACGCTCGTCGATTAGCTTTTGCATGCGCTCTAGGATGCCCTGATCAACACCTGCCACACCGGTTGGTGTTGGCAGCGAGTATTTACTTTTTGACTGTACGGCCTTACCAACGGTGGTAATTGGTGTCTCGGCAGGTGGTTCTACACCACTGCCCTCGTTGTAACCTTTAATGTAGTCTAAGCCTGGCATATTTTAACCCCAAAAATCATTATTAGCATCAAAATTACCACCGCCACCACCACCCATATTCCAATCTTCTCCAGTTCCGGTGTCAATAACTCCACCACCGCCACCGCCACCAGTGAATATATTACCAATTCCTTTAAATAAACCTTGTAGACCATTGTTAACACCAAGCTGGCCTAATACGCCACCGGTTCCGGTTTGGCCACCTAACAATGAAATTAATCCACCGACTTGGTTGAGCGGCGATAGCTGGGTTTGGTTCATAACAGTGGTTGGTGCCTGAATACCGCCTAGCACTTTGCCTAGGTTAGACACGTTCATAAACGGAGACGCTTGTTGGTACTGACCAACCTCGAGTAAATTCTTGATGTCTTGCTGTGTTAAGTTACCAACAGTAGACGCTGCGTTTACGCCGGCTGTTTGATTTTGTAAGGCAGCCTGCATTTGTTGCGAGGCTAACTGAGCTTGTGCATCAGCCATCGCCTTGTTAGCGGCGGTCTGACCACGTAGACTACCAAACTGACCAGAGCCAATTGCCGCACCAGTTACGGGCGCGGTGACGTTAGGCATTAATTGTTCTAGCTGTTGGTTTTGTGCTTGAAATAAACCACCGAGTGCGGTGTTTACATTAGGGGAAACGGTGCCAGTGGATTGATCAACAATCCACGGATTGGCTGCGCCGGTTGCAATGTTTTGTGCTGCACCGGCGGCTTGTTGGAATGGGTTGTTAGGTTGGGCTAACTGGTTAACAGCGTTTTGGGCAACCGTATTTTGTGGCGTTGGCGCCGCACCAAACGCGCTCTGGGCCTGGTTGACTACGTTCTGTTGTGCTGTATCAAACCAAGATGGCAGCGTTGTCTGCTGCATCGCCTTGTTTGTTATGATATCATTTAATCCAGCCATATTATGCCTTTGCTCTACGTTGTGCGTCTATTAAATAGGCCAGTGGGCCTTTGCTATCGGGTGGTAATTTCTTTGGATCGTGGTTCTGTGCGTGCTTTCTAATCACTTGTAAAAACTGATCTAGTACACTTGCACCAGCATCGTTACTTCCGTTGCCTAACTTAGATACAACATCGGCTGGTATAACAAACTCACCGTTGGCTAACATGGCGGGTACATCATCGCTAGTGCCATCGCCGTCACCTTTTACGTAACGATTCTCTAATGAGTTAAGACCACCCTCAGAATAAAACTGTGGGTTATGTCCCTCGATGTGACCGCCCTCAGCTCTTCCTTGCAGATAGTCTGGCAGGCCTGTTAGTACATAATTAAGTTGCGCCTTGGTTAGGCTTGGCGTTAATGCGCCGCTAATGCCACTGCCGCCGGCTGTGTCTTTAGTTGAGAATGGATCATATGTAGATCCACCAGCAGCCATTTGTGGAATAATTTGTGGCGCGTTGTACATGGGGTTTACCATATCTTGATCAGATGGTAAGCCAGATAAGTTATAGTCCATTTTCTCTGTTAATCCCGCCGTTAAATTTTTAATGCCACCGTATTCATTTTGCCCGTACAGACCATACATGCCGTACATACTGCCCGGTATAGTAAAACCACCGCCGCCAATACCACCGATACCAAATCCACCGCCACCAGTTCCGCCGGTTCCTGTACCACCTGTACCAGTTCCGCCGGTTCCTGTGCCACCTGTGCCAGTTCCACCGCCACCAGTTCCGGGCTCTGTGCCTCCGGTGCCACCCGTTCCAGGCTCTGTGCCACCGCCGCCCCCAGTACCTGGTTGTGTGCCGCCACCGGTACCTGTGCCAGTTCCTGTGCCGCCGGTACCTGTACCGCCAGTTGTGGGCCCGCCAGTAGTTGCGGATCCTGTTGTGCCGGTACCTGTACCAGTTCCAGTTCCAGTTGTTGTAGCTAATTTTTTAGCTGCCTTTGGTCCGGTAAATAACTCGTCAATCCAATTTTGAATAGTTGGGCTAACTGGTGCCGTAGGTGTTGTGCCACCTGATATAGTTCCACTAGGCACAACGTTCTTTATTGCCTCGTCGTACTCAGCTTTAGTAATCTGTCCTTGGGCTAATTCAGCATCTAGTTGTGCTTTAGTAGATTGGAACTGTCCGGGTGCGCTGGGCTCTACCTCTCCCTTATAAGGCATCATAGACATCCCTGGGACACCATTTTCGTCCACAGTTTTATCAATAACATACCGACTACCAGATGGGCCTTCAGTATAATTACCGACTAAAAGTTTCCCTGTATTTGTATATCCGCCCTTACCGTCGGGGATGTACTCGCCCCATTTGCTTGTTGTTGGGTCTTGTTTGTAAACACCTTCTACTAAATCTTTACCTTCTGGTGTCTTACCAACGTAAGGCAAGGTACTAGCTTGTGCGCTTGGGACAAAGAAATCTAACACACTCTCAAAAGCATCCTTTGGACGCATATTAGACGCGACAGCAATATTATATGCCTGTTTTTGTTCTGGTGTCTCTAACTTAGCTAAATAGGCCTCGTTAATATCTTGTAGCTGTGTTCCAGGGCCAGTTAAACCATATGCCGCAGTCAATATATCTCCAAGCTGCGGACCTAACCCCGATTGGATAGAGTTAATGTATAATTGTTGCTGTTCTTTTGATTGCCCACCAACTACATTCGCAACGTTTAATGCTTGATTAGTATCTAAGCCTTTTAATTTTGCGTTATAGAACGAGTCTTGTCCCTCGTCTGATAAGCTATTAATTTTGCTTGCGATATTAAACGCGCCAGCTGCGTCAGGGTTTTGTGCCAAAGAATCATAAAACGTTTGAGCCGCAACCAACGACATCTTAGATAAATCAGGTGCAAACTGAATTGCGTCTTCCGGGCGCAGTCCAAATGTCTTAGCAAACTCATACATCTGCTGATTATCTTCTGGCAGTGAGTTTACCCGCTGGGAAAGATTTACCGCTCTAGTTAAATCACCAGTGCTGGTGTAAATATCTTTAAACGTGTCTTTGGCAATTGATCCGTACTTAGACGCTGTTTCGTACGCAGTATCGACCTGTTTAGCTACATCATTTGTGGTTTGTTGAATCTGATCGTATACAGAATTAAACTCACCGCTAGCTTGTTTTGTTATAGCTGCTTGGTCTTGCAGACGCTTATTAATGTCTGCATATTGAGTGTCTAAAGTTTTAAGCTGATTAACAAAGCCAAGATACGTTTGATTTTTTGAATCAAAATCGTTTCTAGCGGTTTCGTATACGTTATAGTCCGAGTTATACTTATCAGTGGCAGCATTTAGGCTGGGTATTAGCGCGTTTGCTTTATCAGCAAGGCTATTTGCTAAATCAAAATTTTCTGCTGCTTTTGCGGCGTCGTACTCTGCAACTAATCTACTAAATTCATCGGACTTAGATTTATAATCATTGTACGATGAGGTTGCCGAATCGGCGGCTCGCTGGGCTGCTTCTTGGGCGGGTAGTAAAGACCCATCTCTAAAACTTTCTGCTTGCGATTTTACAGATTTGCCTTGCTCTAGTATTGCAGCAATTTCTTCTTTACTTTTACCTACAAGCTCATCATTACCTTTTAATGCAGCTAAAAATTTTTCCCTGGCTGCGTTAAATGAATCTTTATATTCGTTGACAGTTTCGTTTACGGACTTTTGTAATGTTTTGTAAATATCCGTGTTTTTAATTGCGTTACCAGTCTGCGCAAGACTGGTACTAATAATATTATTAATTAACGCGGTATTAAATACCTCACTAGCATCTTGACCAGATAACACTCCTCGAGTTACAGCACCAGACGTTGTGCCAAGGACATTCGCAATTGGTGCGGCCAATCCTAAATCTTTTAATCCCTGTGTTGCTTCTATATTAACGTACGTGCCGGCTCCGCCAGTTAAACCAGACATTAATATTTCATTAAAGTCACCACCACGCAAAGCCGTGGTTGCTACGTTTCCTGCGGCATTTGATATCGCAGTATTTAATGCTCCAGTAATTGTTGTCGGTGCGGTAAACTTAGTCAAACCATCTGCGGTTTGAAGCATGGTACTGCCATCACTATACGAAAACAAAGACGATCCGTCAGAGAGGTTTTCAACACCCATCAAAGACGATTCTGCACCCGAAGCTAAATAGTCTGATATGCCAGAGGCAATGTACATGCCAGCATACGATATACCAGCAGATAGTGCAGCCTGACCTAAATCACCACCATTTGCAATTACCGTTGTGGCTGAAATTAATGGCAACGCCCAGTACTGTTGAAGTGCAATTGCACCAACTTTAGCAATTGTTCCTATTGGGTCATTAATTGCCGCTTGACCAACCTTGCCAATCTCACGACCTAATGACTCAGCACCTTTACCAACTTCACGAACAGCATCGCTGGCAATGTCACCAACACTTTCAAAAGCATCTCCAACAAATTCACCGACATCACTGACTGCTTCTACTACCGCGCTCATGGTTTAGCGGACCCCTGGGCCAGCTGTTGCTTGTGCAACTCGGATTGTTTTCTTTTTGGCGTTTGGCCTAAATTAACCGTAACGCGGTATTTACCAGTTTTTGATGATTTTTGAATGGCGTAACCCATCTTTTCATAGGGTTGTTTTCTGCCAATAAATTTAAAAATATTAAGTAGCGCCGCGTCGTCAAACTCGGTAACCATATACTCAAAACCAGCCTCGCCCAAAGCCTTAGCAAACTCAACAGAATTTTTTAAATAGTTTTCAATTGTGTCAGCGTTAATTGCTCTAAAAATTGCTGTTGTAGGATTGTTCTTATCCTGGTGAACTACCAATATGGTATTACCCTGACGTAGCATCAGGGCACCCATTTCATACGCTTCTGCCGTTAAGCTGGCCTTAACCTGCTCGGCCGTATACTTGCCGCCCGTTTCCTTTGCAGCAATCTCAATAATTTCTTCTTGTGATAACTCCCTTTTCTTGGAGTCTACAAAAGACGTCACGGCAAAAATTAGTTAGTTGCGGTGGTTTTGGCTTCGGCGGTTAGGGCCTCTTCCACAGCTTTTTGAAAAGCTGGACTAACAGCTTCTGCGTTAGCCTTGTGTTTAGCCATAATAGCCTCGGCAACTGCTTTGTCGTTTAGATAGTTTAATGTTGGTTGGCCGTGCATATTGCCTCCTTTGGTTAAATGCTTCTACTTATACTAATGCAAGAATATTGAATTTGTCGCCCTAAATCAAGTGCTTGGGCCATTTAAAATAAAGCTAAGGGCCGAGGCCCACTCCTGCCAGGTATCAAACGCCTCTGGGTCTGGCACCGGGTAGCTCTCAAATGTAGTGAGCTGGCTAATGTTTTTAGCGACCAGTTTCCAATTATTCTCGGTGTCGTACATAATTGGCTCTTCGCCAAAGTAATGTAAGAAGTTACCGTTCCAATCTTCCCAGGACATATACTCTGGGTTGATCGGGAAAAATGTCTGGATACTCACGGACGCTCGTCGCCGTATTCTGCCGTAATCAGCAGGCGGCCCATCTCAAAGTTACCGTCGAGCACGTTGGACTCAAACTTAAGCCTAACCTCGCGGTGCTCTACGCGCAGGTCAATCTTACCGGTGTCTGGGTCAAAGTAAAATGGTCCAGAGGTCTCTGTATCTCCACGGGCAAACTTGCGGCCCAGAATAGTCATCGCCATCGTGCCGGACTGTACAAAGTCTGGCTCGACACGTCTTAGGTGCATGCGTCGATTAACGCCGGTTGGGCTATCTTGTGATGGTATCCCACCAACCCAGCTAATGTCGCAGGTCGTGATGCTAGAGGTTATGGCAAACTCTTGGTTAAACGTGATGGCGTTTGTGCCAAACTCATGCTGCCACAGTGGGTAGCCACCCTCAATATAATAGATGTAATCGCCGGCTACTTGTATTGGATCAAATGGCTCTTCTACCGTGATTAACGTCACACCCGCTGGGTTTGTGGCAATAATCGCAGAGGTAAACATAAACACGCTGGTAATAATTTTATAGACAACTGGGTTGCCTGTGTTTACCAACGAAATATAATCGCCGGCACCAAAGGTAGCCGTAACGTCGCCGTTAATATATACCTGGTTGTTATTGGGTGGAGCCTCGCTGGGTGGCTCGTCAATTACTTCAAACGGAATACTAAATGTATTTAGATCTTCCCAGCCGGCCCAGATTGGTGTTGGGAATACCTCGGTGGTATAGCCACACGACCTGCGTGATCCAGGCGCGCTTCCGGCGTCGTACCAGATCTTATCTTTGACGTTGTACACAATTGCGTCGGTGCACTCGGTGGCGTCACCGCGGGGATAAAAGAACCAGATCTCATTATACCGAGGTACTTTAGTTGCCCATACCTTTTGGCGCTGTACGAAGTTGAGGTTATCAAATAGCCAGTTTACGTTCTTATCATTTGGCAGTACAGAGACCGCACCATTGTATTGGTAGAAACGGTCGACACCCATCCAGTAAAATATACCATCCATCTCAACAAAGCACGAGGATGATATTGTAGAGATCTGGCTAGAAATAATATCATAGCGCCAGTATAGCGGGGTAGTTCCAGTAAACGAGACACGGATCAAGCTATCGGTTGCCCAGAATAATCCAGACGGTGAGTTAGTACCACCACGCACCGGTATACCCTTAACAATCTTAGACGAGGCCATGTTGACCTGGTTAGCCGTTGGCCCGTTCCAGTCAGTAATTGTCTGTGTGTTGTAGTTTGCTAAAGTTGTGTTTGTGTCTACGTGGTTGTTGGCAATAAATCCATCTGAACCGTACACAAATGTGAAGGGGTACAGCACACACACGCCACCATCTACCGTGATTGGGCGATAGGTTGGGTTTTGTCCGCCAGTGTCTGCCAGCCCATAAAAGTTCCACTCGTTTAGCGCATCTGGCAATAACCCACCAGTTAATACTTGGGTTTGTATGGCATTGTCAATGTTTACTAAATTACGCCCTGGGTGAGCTAATACTTGTAGTGATCCACCGGCGGGGGAGTACTGTAAGTCAAACTGCCACAACAAAGTTGGATCTGGTGTAAACGTTACGTCATACAACGCCACGGTTGTTGGTGTTCCCGTAATGCTTGACGTTGTTACAATCACCGTCGTGTTTGGCGCGGTATATGACGAGCTAATAACCGTAGTTGCCGTGGTGGGGTCATCGTCAAATATAACCTCCATACCAGCAGGAAATGCTGCGGTCACATCGGTCGCCACAACAAACTGGCTAGTAGTGTTTGACACCAAGGTAAACGGCGAGTATCCAGGTAAAATATTTACAGTAAGCGGACCACTGCCAACGCCGAACGTAGTGCCTGTTGTAAATACTTCTAAACCATATTGGTTGCCAACGAATACGTAGTTAACGCCGTTAAACGAGTTGGAGATCATACCGCGGGGGATGCCGGTAAACGTGGCAAACAGCTCACGGTATCCACCCATTTTTCTAGGTGTACCACGTTGAAAACGGCACCATTCTCCGTCACTAAACTCGCGTGACTCGAATACTGTGCCGTCTCGTTTTATGCCAGGCTGAACGCCAAGCGTGTAGACCAGATTATACTGATCTGGTAGTTTGTTTTCTCCGGCCATTAGAACGTCCCGCCACCGATTAACCCTGCGTTAAATGTTGCCGGTGTTGACACCTGTGGACTTAGCGTGTTAGTGTTATCAATGTCTAACATGAGCACTGAGTTTGCTGAAAAACCTAAATTGTTTGTACCAACTAAATACATACCCGTGTTGGTATCATTTGTAAACGAAAATGATGGAGCGGCGGCAGAGCCGTTGTCTGCGTAGTAAACGCCTACAGTTGTCTGGCTGATTACGTATAGCTGGTTACCATCACTCAAAGCTAAAATAACACCGCCGTTAGCTAATGGAATTGGTGTCTGCAAACTACCAGATATTTGGAATGTTACATTGTATCCAGTTTGTCCTGTATTGTTTACTAACACATACAATTGAGTTGTTGCTGGCAGTGTTACATCTAAGTCAACCGAACGAGTACCAGCTAAAGCAACATAGGTTTGAATAATTGGTGCGTATGATACTAAGCTAAAAGTATTACCAACAATAGAGTCTACGTCGTATGTCGCCGACGTAAAGGTTACGTTTGATGGTACAGACAATCCAACAGTGAAGAAGTTACCAGTAGATTGCTGGAATAAAATAAAGCCAGACTCTGCTGGGTTAACGGTAATAGTCGCCAGGCTGTCAATTGTTGAGGTGCCTTGTGGTGTAATTGTAATCGCACCCGTGCCATTATTTCTAAAGGCAATATACCAACCGCCAGATAAGCTGGCAGCGGTTGGTAGCGTAAACGTGCCGTTACCACCGGACCACACAAACGTAGACGCACGGCTTGCGTCTGTAATTGATGGGGTCGATGAAACAGACACAATGTTTTGTGTGGTGTTTAGTTTGCCGGCAAGCGCAACCAAACCAGCGCCGGCTAATGATGCGGCGTCTGCCGACGATGTCCCTGCACCAAACGTAACGTTTTGCCAAACACCTGCGGAGGTTGTGTTATCAGATAGGTAGAAATATTTAGATACACCAGCGGGAATTGAGACTGATCCAGTGCCAGTAAAATCTTCAACGGTAAATGTGTTTGCGCCAAAGTTACGGATTAAAATGTCCGAGCCGGTGGTGCCTTGGTTGCCCTCTGGTAACGAGATAACCAATCCAGATGTGGACGGTGTGGCGTCGATAATACGCGCGGCTGGTACTTGCTGTGGGTTTACAACCGCCGGCCAATATAGCTGTACGTTCGCACTAAAGTTAAGCTCGTAGTACGATACGTCGGTTGGTTGTACGACTGTGCCGGTAAACGGTGATGTGTAGATTGGCATATATTATGGTTCCTGGACCGTAGTATTTCGATCAATACGACGCGAGTTGTCTTCCTTCTTCAACGCCGCTAGAGACTCAGTGTAGTATGCTTTCCATACGGGCAGCTTATCGAGTGCTTTTAAATAACCCTGCGCTTGTAGTAAGGTTCCAAACAACATCGCCTGTGGGCACTCACGAGTAAACAAATTGGTCTGGTTAGAGGTATCTAACGGCTGGATCAAACTGTAGTAAATAATTTCTACAGGATAATCATCGTCTGGTTTTGGTGCAAAGTTCCAGTTGTTGTAGTCATACTCGCCGTAATACTTAGGCAATCCATTAGCGGATTCTGATTGGTACTGTGCAATATAATCTTGTGAACGAAGCAAGACGGGCGCGCCGTTGACCTTCATAGACACAGTCTTACGCCAACGTGCTGGCTTAGCCAGTACGTCCTGGTTAGTTGCCAGTGTTGTCTCTACTACGGTTAATTGTAGTAGCGACTTTAACTCGGCAGCAATCGCTGCCTCGGCCAAACCAATTAGGCTAGGTATCTGCGCAACAAACCCGGCGTCGTCACGTTCCATGTAACGCTGGACGTCATCCACCAGATTGTTGTAGGTCATTACGTATGCGCCGCTCATCGTGTATAGTAACTGTAGTTAGGTTGGAAGTAAATTGGCGACTTGTCGCGCTCTTCTTGTGCCGCGTCGTACTCTAGTTTAGTAGCCTGCGCCTCTAAGTACTGCACACGGGCTAGATCAACTTGTGGCAACTGCATTGCCAATTTATGTGACAGTGACGCCTGGACGGAACCAATCCAGCGATTGGGTACATATAACTCGTTAGTCAACGATCCAACGTCTTGCATTTCTTTTTCAATAATTAATTGGAACATCTGGAAGTCGTTGTTTGGCACGGGCCATAGATACATCGATGGCACGATGGTACGATCAAACCAAAACTGTAAAGAACGTACCGATGGGAACTGTTTGTTGGGGAGGTTCCAGTAGTCGTCACGGTTTAATCGTGCTAGTGGAATAACTTGCTGGCTCGTGGAGAACACAATCTCACGTACGGTGAATGTAGTTGCCACCGTCTCACGCAGGCGGTAGAAGTAATGGTTTGGCGTGGTGCTAATATTAAAATAGGCCCATTCGCGATCTTTTAGTGTGGTCTCTGGTAACTGTTCGACAGTTGTCCAGGTCACACCGTCATCACTAACCTCGTACGCAAAATTGTAAGTTGTAGTACCACCACCAGACGCGTAGCCATTAAAGCCAACATAAAAGACTGGGAGTGCGTCTTGGTATTCAATACCAAAAAAATTTGCACCAATGGTTGAGGTTGCTGTGACATCTAAGTTTTGGTCAAATGCTGCGGGTGAGTCTGGGTTTGCGGTGGGTAAATACTCAGCAGCCTGTGAGTTAATAATATATACCCAGTTTGATTCGCGCACGTCAATTGTGCCAGGGGGTAGTATTAACTGCTGTTGTGCCGTAACGGCTCCGCATAGATAGTTTTCTAACAACCACAAGTTAACGCCGCGGTTAGACATGTTCTGTAATATGTAGAACAGTGCCTGCTTACCGGCGTCGATATACTCGGGCGTGATCTCTTCTGCCGTCTTACCAGCATCACGATATGCGTACGAGATCAACTGATCTACGTTGATCTTGGTCTGGTTAGTTGTACCAGAGTAGGCCATAAATTAACGTCCTCTGCCGGATGCGCGTTTAGTTACTTTTTGTGGGAGGTTTGGCTTTGCCTTGCCGGCCTTAATAAACTCTTTGCCAACCTTCTTAGGGATACCAATAGTTGACTTACCAGCCGCGGCGGCGTACATCGCCTTCTGTTGTTGCTTGGACTCTATTGGCATGCCTTGCCACCTTCTTTTTTACCAGTTAGCTTACGGTACTTTGCCTCGTAGCTAGATGGGTCTTTTTCTGCAATCGCCTTCTCTTGCTCGGCGGCTGCTTTGTTTTGCTCTGGTGTGCCCATTACATTCTCGTACAGTTTTTTACCGACGGACTTGATATTGTCTACAATACCGCCGTCAGCATACTTTTTTGTTTTACCGCCCTTCTTCATCATTGGGGGAGGTGTCATGCCCATATCTGGACTCATTGCTGGCGCTGGCTCGGCGATGTTTGACATGGCTGGCTTGATCGCGGCCTTAGATGGCGCCGCGGCTTTTTTGGTTTTGGTTAGCTTGATCTTTTGGATGTCTTTAATATCTGCGGCGTCCTTCTTCATCTTAATCGAGCCGCCTTCTTTGTAGCGACCAACGCAACCGCCTTCTTTCTTCATACGGCCACCCTTTTTGAGTTTGGAGAGGTTAGTCTTCTCGCCCTCGTGTGACTGCTTGTCGTGCATGGCAAATGCCTTCTTGACGACCTTTTTGTCTTGTGCGATGTCTTCGCTCATCTCTGATTTTTCAGAGTGGCGTGACTTATACTTAACAGCGCCGCCTTCTTTGAAGCACTGCATCTTTGGTGATGTTTTAAAGCCGTCCATGTCGGTTCCTTCGGGTTAATGGTTCTATATCTACTAATGCAAAATTAGGGGTGTTTACGCCCCGGCTAAGAACAACGAGCGCTCTATTTGTCTACGCTTTTTAAGGACCGGCGGGGTGCTCCAGTTAAGGAACGCGTCGCCTGCCTTGTGGACGTTGCCGTCGTTAAGGTACCTAACTACCTCAGAGCGGACCATGTTGTCTGGGCCGATGTTATGGCACAGGCTCATCAAGGCGTCGATCTGGTGCCTCTTGGGAGTGCTGTTTAAAGCCGATTCTAGGGCCGTGGAGCACTTTTCTAGGTCACGGTGTAGGATACCTATCACCTCGGCCTCAGAAAGCTCCCTATGGAGCAAATGGGCGTCCTTTTGGCGTATTAGGTGGCCAATGCCGGTCGTCCAGTTGCCGCCGTAGTCTTGGTAGGCGCGGTAGCGCTTTCCCTCAAAGTGTTCAATTAGTTCAACGGTTGAGTCAGCAACCCACTGGAATGGGGTGCTGGCCATGGCCCATTTAGCTAGGGGGTCGTGAAAACACAGGCCCCAGACAAGCGCAATCGCGCAGGCGTACACCGCCAGGTGATGTCGTAACATAGAGTCTCCTCGTTAGTTTGCTATATACTAATGCAAATTTATGCTAAGAAAAGGCTCTTGTGCCTGTTTTGTCAATGATAAGCGCCTGCTTACGAGGCGCGGTGTCTTTAGTGTTTGGCACGCTGATGTGCGTCCAGGAGCCAAACTCTTCGATAATTTGATCAAATGGTATTCCTCCATCGATGCAGGCCTGTACGACCTGTTTGGGGGTCAATCCGGGGACTCTGATATCGGCGGCACAACCTATCCTATGTTGGCTAGTGTCCTTGCTACCGACAGAGTCGTTGACTGGTTTAGAGCGAAACGCTGAGTTTACAAGGATCGGCTTGTTTAGTAGCGATCTGACCTGTTCTAGTAACTCTGCGGTGCGTACTAGGTTAGCCGTCTCGGTGGCGTTTGGGGTGTTGTCTAGCCCCTTGCGTTGTGCCACTTCGCTGGCGGTTAGTTCTTCTAGTGTAAAGTTAGGGCTTACGTTCATTTTTTAAGCATTCCTTTAATCTCTTCGGTCTTGTCCTTGGATCCTTGGCTCGAGCCAAAGTAAAAGGACAGCACCTGTCCCGCCGCCGAGGTAATAAACCCAAGGGCGAATATAATGATCTGTTGTTGGTCCTGTGGCGTGTTGACGAACATGAGAATACCAATGAGCGAGAACGCCAGACCAACCACGCCAAGTGCTAGGATAGGCACGACGGCCTTGTCTAGCTTTGTGGAGTGCTCTGAGGTCGCCACGGCGGCGTATGCCTTGCGTGCCGAGTCACGGTCTTGTGCGTCTAGCTTGGCGTACTCCAGGTCCAACTCTTTTAACTTCATGGTGAGTTCTGGGTTGCCGGTGAGGGCTTTTGTTACGCCCTCGATGGTGTCGTCTGGGATGCCTAGCTTGGAGGCGATCCAGCCCACCGCCGCACCGCCAGCCGGACCAGCTACTGCGGTAGCCAGTACGGGCGCGACACCCTTGAGAATGGATAGTAGGGCATCCATTACTTCTTACCCTTTATGGCCCCATACAAGGTACCAGGCAATGAGCGCAGCCACGAGGAAACAGTAGAGCTGTACTCTTTTAATTTTGTGTAGGTCTTGGTTAAACAGCTTTTCATTTTCTTTTTTCTCCTTTAAGAGACGCGCCTTGATGATCTGTATATCATCCCAGGCCTTGGGGCCGTAGTTTCGTGTTACCTCGGCCTTCATCTTTTGCTCGAGGCGCTTTACTTCCTCGATGATCTTGAACTCGTCAAACGCCTTTAGTATGGTCTGGTCGACGTGGACTTTCTGTGCCCTGATGCGCTCTTGGGCGCGTTGCTGGGCTAGGTCGGTTGCTTCTTTTTGTACGTTGGCGATGCTAGTCGACAACTCCTTACTCACGCCACGGGCGGAGTCAAGGGTGCCGCTAAGAGATTTTGCTCCTTCTAAAAAGCCAAATTGGTCTGACATTATCCATTATTGTAGTTTTATGAGTAGGGCGATCATGGTCGCCACAATGAATCCCACCGATCCGACTAGGATCTGCTCGATGCGTTTTAGTCTGGCGTTGATGCCGGCGTAGCGCTCGGCACAGACCGCCTCGTGCGCGGACAGCGCGGCTTCGTTTTTGTCAATCAAATCAGACATTGTTTAGCCTTTGTGCCTGTTCAACCTTAAACGCTTCATAGGCAGCCTTGACTTCAGGTGTCCATGCGGCATTAGCAATGTCTTTTACTTTTTGTTCTTGGTCGCTAATATCCATATCAGGAGTTAATACCCAACGATGAAATGTGCGAGATACAAACTCACCATCTCGTTCAATGATGGTAGCTTGGCGAACTTGGATGTTCCAATCGTTTACGATTTCTATTTGGTCAATGTTTGTGCGTTCTGTAAGTGCCATTTTTATTCCTTATGCTGATGCGTAATAACAAATTGTAAATGCACCAATTTGTGTGATGTCTGTAATTTGATTAGCATAATCAGTTAAATTTGTTGATCCGCTATTGTTTTGTGAAAACATTCTTGCAGTTACTGAGCCAGGTACAGGGTAGCAACCAGCACCAAAATTACTAGCTGGTAAAACTATTTGAGCATTATAAAAAGTTGTAGCACTATAAGACGCATTTTCATTGTTTACTGTAAATGGAAATCCTCCAATACTTACATCAGTAGTCCAAGAACCTTTATTAGTAAGTTGTAAATACCCACTTAAAAACACATAACGACCAATTTTTACATACCTTCCCGCTTGTAAATTATATGCTTGAGAACCAGCACTACCGCCAGAACCAAATAAAGTAGGTGTCCAAGTACCTTCCTCATAATCATCTAGCGTATTAGCATCGGATGAAGCAGACTGTGTAGCTGGAAAGGTAACACCGCTCAGGCTGGCAAAGCCAGTGCCGTTAATCATTGAACCCGGTACTTGTGTTAATGCCATATTCTATCTCCTAAGGTAGCGTTGCTACGTATGTTTTTGCCTGTTCGGGCGTCATCGTGTTCCCATCCGCATCTTGAAGTTGGGCTTCGTCAGCAAGGATTTCTTTCTTGAAGTTTGCGTAGTCGGTGTTGTCAGGATTAAATGGAATAGTTGCGTTATCAGCAGTACGCAAAATTGCATCAGCCAAACTATCAAACTGTTTAGTTTCAAAATTGTATTTTTTTAGTTGTTTATACATTTATAACTCCGCAGAAGCAGTTGAACCTGATGCAAAAGAAGCATAGTAACCACCAGTATCATTAGTTAAACCAGCCGCAAAATCAGCAGTTGAAGTTACTGTTGTTTGGGCAAAATTTCCTGTAACTGTTGGGGCAGTTCTCATAGTAGATTTATAAAACCAAGTAACCGCACCTTGTCCAGCCGCACCTGATATGCTTCCATAAAGCTGTGTAGAAGTTTTTGCAAAATAGCGTTGGCAAAACCCTAATTCAGTTCCATAGGAGCGGGTATCGAAACTCGTGGCTGTAGAGCCTACCTCTAATTGCACACCAGTAATGTAGAATGTTGCTCCGTTTGTGCCGACTACGGATGTTGCTCCTGTAGCTGACCAAAAGTTTGAACCTGCCCATGCACCAGCAGTACCACTTACAGATGAACCAACGCCCAATCCAAAAAATATACGCATACCAATACCATTAGTAGACCCAACCCAAGTGCCTGAAGTATCACCAGCAATGGTTACTGAAATAGTTGTCCAAGTGTTTGCGGAAGAAATTGTGTAAGTAAATGGATATGACCTATCGTTTCCATCGTTTCTTATTGCACCGCCAAAAGTGCCAGTTAATGAACTACGCACTTGAAACGACAAAGTAACAGTCTTAGCGTTAGCAGTACCCCAACCTAAATCTGAAGTATTAAAGCCTTCAATAAATTGACCAATAGTTAAAATATCGCCACTACCAACAGAATAAGCTGATAGTGAAGTTACTCCTAAATAGTTGCTAAATCCTACTGGTGGTGTAACTGAACCAGCATTTTGCTGAACACTAAATTTAGACGCTTGATTCATGTTAGCAATCCATCGGTCTAAAGTGTAAGTACTATTTGATGTAATTGTTAGACTAGCACCAGCATTACGCTGGTCAATCACCATCGCACCATTAATAATTCTGTTCTTGAACCCTTGTGATACCCCCGTAGAGGCTTGTTGGGCTAACGCAACGGCTTGTGTCATTTTAGTTCCTCATCTGTTGGGCGGGCTAGTGTGGGGTGTTCCCACTTGGCGATATAGTCTCCACGACCATCGCTGTCGTTTTGTAAGCAAATAGTAAACAAGAAATCTTGTGGTTTTAACTCAGGATATAAAGCCATAATCTTTTCATATAAACTCATGCTGCCCTCGCTAAAAATCCTGAGAATTGTGTATTTATGGTCGTTGAAACAGAAGGAGTTGTTCCAATTAAAAGACAATATATTTCTACATAATCTGTTGTTCCGTTCATATAAACCAAACCATTTACAGTTCCAACGCCATCAATGGCAGTAACTGGAACATTTAAATTTCCAGGAATATCTCTAGCTCCGTTTTTATAAATTAATGCCCAAATATAAGAACCTGAACTTGAAAAAACGGCATACACAGCACTACTTATAAAATAATAGCCAGCTACAGTTGGTGTAAATCTTGATGATGCAAAATTACTATTAGTATCAAAAATCTCTGTGGCAAAATCTACTTTGGTATATGTTCCACTTGTAACTGATTGGTTTGTAGAGGGTTCTGCACGAAACGCTGGACCATTACCAGCCACATTGGTGCTTAACTTAGCCTGCGTTATCGAGCCATTTAACAAATACGCACTGGTCACTGCCCCGTTAGTTGCTGGGATCGCATTTAACACACTGCTTACATAGAACGACTCCACGACTACCAAGTCACCTGAACTAGCAGCAGAGGCTAATACGACTGTCGTGCCGTTAGTAGCGGTGTAGTCGGCTGTGCCTAGTAAAGCACCATTACGGTAGACGTTGATATATCCGACTGTGTAAGACGGTGGGGTAAAGGTTGTCTGTCCTGCGGTTGCGGTGAACTCCGTGACGGTACGATAAGCCGTAGTGGTTACGCCAGACGCTGGGATGCCTAAAAAGCGTACTGAGATGTTGCCCGTGCCAGACGGGGGAGCGGCTGAGAAAGTTAAGGTTGTGCCTGATACGCTATAGGTCGTTGGGTCTTGCAATACACCAGATACCGCCACAATAATCGAGGCAGTATTTGCTGGTGCGGCAGATAAAGTAAAAGCAGTCTGCGATCCCGTACCGCTGAATTGGTCGGTAAGGAAGGCTACTGTTGTCGGTTGATTACCTATATATGCCACGGTTAGGCTCCTTTGGGGTATTTATTTTTTACGGCTTGAATCTGTGCCTTCCAAGCATCTAAGCCTTCGTGGAAGATTGTGTCAAACTGGTCGGCATAGGAGGGGTACTCGGCTGCTCTTTGTGCTTTATAGGCATTAGCTGCAACATAGGCTTCTACGGCTGCTTTGTCGTATTGGACTTCATTGCCGTCTGCATCGTAGGCTATATCGCCACGAATGGTTACTACGGAGGGGTTTAGTTTATAGATAGCATCTGTGGTTCTCATGCCGCAATCTCCATAAGAGTAATTGTGCTTGTATCACTAGCATTATCTTGATTTATTTGAACTGTTCCACTAACCCTTGCTCGAATTTGCAATTTATAAGTTGTTGAAGAAGTAGTTGCTGGCGAATCTAAATAAACAAATCCTGATTCTGATACAAAATCAAATGTTGTGGTTGAATACATAATATTAATTTGTGTTGTAATTTCACTAGCACCTCTTAAAACTCTTAACGAAATAGCTTGACCTGAAGTGCTTTGTTTATATAAACCAGCCGCAGTTATTAAAACTAATATTTTGCTAGATGAACTTGTCGGTGTAATAGACGCTGTAATGTTTGTGCAATCAACAAAAGAAGTGCTTGTTGTAGAAGTTAGTGTTGTGGTTGATGCACTTACCACTTGCAAAACAGAACCAGTTGGTAAATTAGACTTACCAGGAACCCCGCTTGCCAAGGATGCATTTTGTATGAAACTCACTGGCATTATGGTAGCTCCTTAATAAAGTCTTTTGCTGCTTGGGCGGTCATCAGAGTTCCCTCAGCGTCTTGAAGTTGGGCTTCGTCAGCAAGGATTTTCATGGTTGAACCTCATCTGCTGGTAGTGGTGTATTACCTTCAGCTACCCACTTTAGGTAGGCTTGGTAATCTGGATTACTTTCTGATTTACCAATCCAAGCATTATCTGCCAAACGGATTATTTTGTTGGTGTCATTACCAAAAGGGTCTTTTGGTGGAAGTTTGTATTGGATTGTCATTTATAACTCCGCAGAATAGTCTATCCATTGTCCGTTTTGCAAAGCCCACAATATGGCGGTTCCATACGGTGAATATGTGTTTGCCGACAGACCTTGATAAAATGTCATGCCATTCAAATCAGTTGCAGAAAAAACTACAGAACCCGTCATAAGATTACCTAAGAAAGACTCTGCGTTTCCTGTGCCATACGCACTTAATAATGTGCTTCCACTTGCGGAAGAATTATTTGTGCCGTTAATAGTTCGTTTGGCTACTTTGAATTCTTGAAACAAGTAAAGATAAGTGTTATATGAATAACCTGTTTTATATGTCAAATTGGTATTACCTGTAAAACGCTCATAATACCTCTGACACAAAGCCAACTCAGCACCATACGAACCACCAGCCGTTGTGAAGGTCGTTGCCTGTGTGCCTACTTCGAGCTGTACGCCAGTAACGTACCAAGTGGCTCCGTTTGTTCCTACTACGGATGTTGCACCTGTGGCTGAAAAGTATTGAACAGATGCCCAAACCCCAGCAGTTCCGCTTGCGCTTGAACCAACGCCCAATCCAAAGAAAACTTGGATGCCAACGCTATTGTCTGTAAGCCAAGTGCCTGTTGTATCACCAGCAATCGTAACGCTAATTTGTGTCCAAGTATTTGCAGAAGAAATAGTGTAAGTAAATGGATAACTTCTGTCATGTCCTGCATTTGCAATAGCACCACCAAATGTTCCTGTTAGGCTTGAGCGAACCCAAAAAGACAAAGTAACAGTTTTTGCGTTTGCACTTCCCCAACCTAAATCGGCAACATTATAGCCTTCAATTTTTTGAACAAGACCCTGATAATCACCAGCACTAACAGAATAAGTAGATAAAGAAGTTACGCCAAAATAGTTGGTAAATCCTGCAGGTGGAGTTACAGAACCAGCATTTTGTTGAACTGAATATTTGCTTCCTGGTGAAGCAAGTGAACGCCATCTATCTAGTGTGTATTGATTTGTTGTTGGTGTAACACTTGATGTTCCGTTATATTGAGAAATAACCATTGCACCATTGATGATTCTGTTCTTGAACATCACACCCAAGTCTTGCTGGATGTTTGAATCAAGCGTGTTCCAGCTAACTGTGCCTTGGCTTGGCGTAATCGCCTGAGTCGTGGTGCTGAGATAACGCACGTAGACGTTATTAGTTCCAGCCGATGGTGCGGAGGTCATGGTCAGCGTTGTGCCACTAATTGTGTAGGCATCGTTAGGCTGCTGGACTACGTTGTTGACTGTGACTTGAATGTCATTGATAGAGGCTACAGTGCGGGATAAGGTAAACGCAGTCTGAGCGCCTGTGCCATTAAAGTAGTCAGTACCAGAGATAAAGCTCTGGGTTGTCGGTGTATTTCCTATGTAGGACATTATTTACCTCTTAGGTAATGTTCAGGACAGATGTTACGACGTCGGCAGATGCTGCGGCGGATGTTACCACCTTGAGCGCATCGCTGGTGATCATCACCGTCTTCTGGTCGCCACCGACCACCACCAAGGAAGAGCCTACGGGGACCGTGGCGTTTTTGATGAGGTAGTAGTCTACCGCAGAGCGTGTGATGTACGCGCTGACTGATGGGTGAGGTTGTCGTGTTAGCAAACGACAGGCCGATAATAGTGGTCTGTGTGCTTGCACCAACCGTTA